TGGTGCCCACTCTTGGAATCGAACCAAGCACCCCCGCCTTATCAAGACGATGCTCTAACCGAATGAGCTAAGTGGGCAAGTATGATATAATCTACCAAGCATGTTGTGCTTGTATCACAGTTAGTTATACCATATTGAAGCACTCTGTTGCACAGCCCCACCGCGTATGCTAGCACTTTCAATGGGAGCTTCCTACAAAATGCTTCAATATGGTGAGTCTATGTTTTTGTTACTCGGCACTCTGCTTAACCAGGATTTGCACCTTTCGAGAACGGATATTCTTAGTACCCATATTCAATATTGACTCTCTACCATATTGAAACACACTATACAACAGGTTTAGGTCTGCTTCTGTATCCTGTAACGGCGTAGTATGAAGTTATCTCTAGACCTCGGCCGTAATGTGTTTCAATATGGTACACCCAAGGGAATTCGAATCCCTGTTACCGCCGTGAAAGGGCGGGGTCCTAGGCCACTAGACGATGGGTGCATAAAACTTAAATTGTTAAAGAAACTACTACGATTCAGACATTGTATCTCGTTTTGGATTTAATGTCAAGTTGTTGTTTGGTCGGAGTACAAGGATTCGAACCTTGGACCTCTTGCTCCCAAAGCAAGCGCACTACCAGGCTGTGCTACACTCCGAATTGTTTGGTGGAGGATGAGAGAATCGAACTCTCACGAAGACCTTGCAAAGGTCCCAGGCTCCCATTACATCAATCCCCCAAATTGTAAAACTGGTCCAGCCGCCAAGAATCGAACTTGGAATACAAGCTTAGAAGGCTAGTGTTATATCCATTTAACTACGGCCAGATTTTCAATTAATAGTATATCTCAACTCTGAATTAATGTCAACCTAAGACTGTAGGATCCTGCTATGCTTTGGCACACCACTAATCAGATATTCCATTTGATCTGCAAGAATGTTTCTATTTTGCAAAATCATACTTTCAAAGTGATTAGGTTCATAAGGCACATAAAGCAGTTCCATTTTTGCTTCTTTAAGTGTCTTACTGTCTTTTTTGTTATTACATAGTACACATGCAGTAACAACATTCATCCATGTATTTGCACCACCTCTGCTCTTAGGTAGAATGTGGTCACGACTTAGATGGTTACTGTTAGCAAAATGTCCACCGCAGTATGCACATACATGTCGGTCACGCCCAAACAATGTTTTGTTTGTTAGTGCGACTTTACCATGTTTGTTAGGATCGAAGCCATGTCCTTTGATTGCAATGATACTAGGAGTTTCAATGTAACTCAGACTTCCATCATTCTGAATTCCACCACGAAACTTTGCAACAACCTCACCTAGCGACCATGCAACCATATCTTTCGCAAAATATGTGATTGCATTTTCGTGCGAAATCCATTGTCTAGGAATTCCACCGATGTCCAACGCTAGTACCGACATGATTCTCTCCTTAAAAGTTAATTATATTTAGACACTCTTAACAGGGGTCATTACATTTGCCGTCAAAGGGCAACGAAGTGTTCATCTATTAAAAGTGTATGGTAAAACAAACTAATATTAATTTGCTTTATCATTCCCGTTTTACTCTGCTGTTACCGCCAGCATTTTCATCAGGGGCTCCGCCCGTTTATAGCATGTTTATAGTGCGCTATTGAGACCTCGTTTCTCTACACACTTAAACGTATCAAGATTCTAACACGTTATTGTCTTTATTGTCAACCTTTTCTATATAACCATATTGCTCTCGCAATCTTTCAAATTTTTCTCTTATCAATTTGTCAAGTTGTTCATCTGATAATATATGGTCGTTGACAAAGTTATTATTTTGATAACTCATTTGTTGTTCTCCATATAACAAAAAACCCTGAGACTTTTTGAGTTCTCAGGGTTTAGATAATCCTACTATGCAACTACACTTATCTAACCCCCGAGCCCTCAATAATATTGCGGTCACTTGTTAAGGCATAAAACCCTACAGGTAGCCATGTCATTGCTGACGGCTGCTTTTTGGTCATATGTATACAAGTAAAGTTTGTCATAGTAATTTTATTTAGTCCTGATGCAAAATATTATACTTTTTCTAGCAAAAAATGTCAATTTTAAATTTGCCCACTTATCTGTTTCAAGCCTGATAACATTCGTGTTACTGAACTCACGATATCAAGGTCATCCTCAGATATAAACTGTATTGTATCTTTATCATCAATAATACACAATACTCTTGTTAACCTTTCTGTTGACAATTCTAGTCCTAGCTTATCTGCTAAACTATATTGCTGCTGTGGGTTATCGGTAAAAATATACAAGCCGGGAGTTCCAGCTTGTTCGTTAATCGCTTTCCATGCATTTTCAGAAAACAGTTTATCCGTTGATCCTATCATTAACATCACACCGTTAACAGCTAATTTTTGTGATATATTATGAAATCCAACTAACTCAGCAGGATGCACATAAGTGAAGTCGTTTGGATAAAATACAAATATTTTCCAAACGCCCTCAAAGGTTTTTTCGTTGACTAGTTTTCTACCGTTAAAATTTGGTTCGTTTGGTTTTATGCAATTGATAGCATAAGAACCTACTATATCGCCTATGTTTTTCATAGATATATTTATTCAGATATTTTACCCCAGTTAATCTTTAACCAAAGCCTTTCGTGAATGTAATGTGCGATTGTCATAAAAATATTAATTACTATTGCACCACTTAATCCTGTCCAGGCTGCTGTAATCAGTGTAGCTATAATTCTCCATATTACTGCTCTTACTATTGTTCTTTTGTGTGTTTCTGTCATTTGTTTTCCCTATAAAAAAGCCCCTTTCGGGGCTATGTTAGTTACTTAATACTCTTGATACGGACGTTATAACTGCTGCTATTCGCCCAATATCTCGTAACTGTTCTACTGTATATCCTTCTTTTTTAAGTGTTTCATAATGTGCTTTAACACAAAAATGACACTTGCCCACAATACTCGCTGCTAGACTATATGCTTCAAATCTTGCTTTAGTTGTGCCACCGTGACTTGTAATTGCGTTCATACGCAATTGTGCTGGCAAGCCTTTAAGATTTTCGTCATCAGCCATTTCAACAAATGGATACCAAATGTTGTTTTGTGCCATAATACTTGCTGCTGTTAATGCTGCGTCAGCCTCTTTGCGGTCAGCTAATTGACTATGAACCCATGTCCAAAATTTGCTATTACCTGTTGCAAATGCTGCTGCAAGTGCCACTGCCTCTGCTTCTTCAACTGGTAATGTGCTACGCTTGATTACTGCATCTATGTTTAATTTTGTATCCTTGGCATACTCAGGAATACTTTGTTCTTTTAATGCGTCTACCCATGCTGTCATTTTGTTAATGCTCCTAGTTGTCTATATCCCTTGTATGTAGGATGTACCTTATCTGGAGATAGTTCAGGAATAATAACGAAAGTATCACCATAGTGCTTGGCAATCTTTTTTACTATTTCTTGTTTCTCTGGTTTGATAGCAGGAACAATCCAAAACACACGATCAGAATTAACAAAACTTCTTAATGCTACTAATTCTATTTCGGTGTTTAAGTTTTTAAAATCATTACTGCCTAAACTAATAATTGTAGCTTTAGCTGGCTTAACTTTTTTAACATACGCATCATTCCAGTCTTTACTGTTGATACCGCTTTGAACGTAAGCCACACACTCAGTGCGTATTTGGCTTATACCCTTTGCTATACTATCTCCTAAGATAAGGCACTCTATCATTATAGTGTCTCGCCACCAACTGTGCGATTACATGCACATAGTTCACCTGTTTGCAATGCGTCCAATACACGCAATGTTTCTTCTGGGCTACGACCAACGTTTAGGTTGTTAACTGTAACATGTTGAATAACATTATTCGGGTCAACGATGAATGTAGCACGAAGTGCTGCACCTGCTGGAGCAAAGAAAATACCAAGCTGATTGATCAAACTTGATTCGCCACGCTGTGTATCTGCAAATTGCACGTGGGTAATCTTTGCTAAATCAGGGTGTGCTTTCTGCCATGCTAATTTGCAGAATTCATTGTCTGTAGAACCTGTCAATAGAACTGCATCACGATCTTTAAAATCGTTTGTTAATTTGTCGTATGCTACGATTTCTGTTGGACATACGAATGTGAAATCTTTTGGGTAGTAAACGATAACTTTCCATTTACCTTCAAAACTTGTGTCAGTAATGTCAAAAAACTGATCACTGCCTGGATTGACGCCTGTTACTGCGAACTTCTCGATTTTATCACCTACTGTTTTCATTTGTGTCTCCTTATGTGTGAATGAAGTTATAAAAATATTGCATATTATAATCTAGTTATTTAGTTTTTTTAAATTGTTTGGGTAAATTAGATTAGCATTAAATAACTATCATGAATACTTTTGCGTTGAACCCAAATGTGTATGATGTGGTCTTCCTAAGTTATGATGAACCAAACGCTGATGAAAATTATCAGCACCTACTATCTATAAAACCCAAAGCAAAAAGAGTACATGGAGTTAAGGGCAGTGATGCTGCGCATAAAGCCTGTGCTGAATTAGCCAAAACTGATAGAGTGATAATCATAGACGGTGACAATCATGTATTACCTAGTCTATGGAGATTCAATGTTTGGACTAGACCACATTTTGATTGGGGCAATCATGTATTCAGTTGGAGCAGTTTAAATTTAGTCAATCATAACTGTTATGGTAACGGTGGTGTGAAATGTTGGCCTGTACATCTATTGAAAGAAATGCGTACACATGAAGTTGGTGATAGTGTTGATTTTGAGCTAGATAAATATCTTGAATTAAATGCAATTGCAAGCCACACTGTTATAAATCATAGTCCACTACAAGCATTTCGTGCAGGATTCAGAGATGGCATGAAGTTACTAGATAGCGGCAATAAAGATTTTGACAAAATGGATTGGCGTAATCTTTACAGGCTGTATAATTGGATGCATGTCGGCAGTGATATTAAGAATGGCATTTGGTCGATATATGGTGCAAGATTAGGAGCATTCTTATTATTGCGTGGACACGACATAAAAGTATTAAATGACTTTGAACAGCTTGATGAAATTTTTAATCAGTATTATGGATTAGTAAACAGCAATATAGTAGAAGAATGCAACAAACTTGGTAAATTATTAAACTATAAATTAATCACTGATATATTAAGCCCAGAAGAAAGTATACAGTTTAAACTAAATTATAAAGCCCCTATACGTAGTGCAGAAGAATTTTTAATTGGAAAGAAACAAGAAGATATTGACAGATTTTATGAACGTCCCGTTTGAAAAAATAGTTAGGTTCGGTCAGCAAACAATGCTAGAGTACCCACTTTTTTCTGTAAGTTGGATACTTGGTAGATTTTGTAATTATAAATGTAGTTATTGTTGGCCTTATGCAAATTCAAGTATACCAGATCATCAATCATTAGAAGTTTACAAAAATACAATCAATCAAATTAAAACACAAGCAAGAGAAAATAACTTCACCAATTTTCATTGGTCATTTAGTGGCGGAGAGCCTACTGCTTACAAACACTTAACTGAATTAATAAAGTGTTTAGAGGATGGAATAACTCCTTATCAAAGTATTCACATGACTACAAACTTAAGTCCAAGTAAAAAATGGTGGAGTGCATGGGCGACTGCAGGTGAATTACTACAAAGAAAATCAATAACAGCTAGCTTTCACCATGAATTTAGTGATGAGAACGAATTTACAGAAAAGTGTTTACATTTGATGGCAGAAAACGTTTACGTAACTATTAATCAAGTTATGGTTCCAAATGAATTTTATCAATTATATGAAAGATGTCAACGTTTTGCGGATAAAGGAATCAATGTAACATTAAAACCACAGAGCAATGAAAGTGCTAACGCAATTGTTGATGGATATACTAATGAAATGATTGATATAATGCAAAATGGTTTTCCGCAACAAATTAATGAACAAAACGTATATCAAATACGATTGTATGACTCTGACAATGTTGCCTATGACTTTGATCAAGCCGAAAGATTTAACGCTTTCGGTTTCAACCAATTTACCAATTGGTCTTGTAATAGCGGGTATCAAAGTGTTATAATAAGGGGCAACGAAGTAAAGCGAGGATATAGCTGCAGTGACTTTAGATTAGGCACACTTGATAAAGGATTTAACTTGTTTGGTAACGCAATGCCTTGCATAACCCAACGATGTGTGAGTAGCGCAGACAGTAAAATACCTAAAAAGAAATTAGAATGAACAAAATACCTGAATACATTAAACTCATAGAAGAAAAGACAGGGTCACCTACATTCTGTGTATTGCCTTGGATACATTTGGCTACAAGACCAAACGGCGACGCACGACTGTGTTGCGGATCTAACGCAAGTCAAGCAACCAAAGGAATACTAGATGCTGGTTTAGTTAGAAAAGAGGACGGAGAAGTTGCTAACTTTGGAAAAGACACACTGCAACAAGCCTTTAATAATGTATACATGCGTGATGTTCGTAAAACGATGCTTGAAGGTAAGATCCCGTCTAGTTGCACAAAATGTTTTGAAGAAGAAAAAAATAGTATTCTAAGTAAAAGAATTTGGGAAATGTATGAATGGGATAAAGATGGACTAGATTTTAAACAACTTATTGCTGACACAAAAGAAGATGGTGAAGTTCCTACTGCTATACGATACTTTGACATTAGATTAGGACACACCTGTAATTTAAAATGCGTTATGTGTACACCGCACGACAGTTCAAAATGGGTACAAGATCATAAGAAAATTATTCCTATTACAAAAAGCGAAACCGTGTTGCAACAGATAGCATGGGATCAATCCAAATTTGACAATACTTGGTATGAAAAATCAGAATTTTGGGATGAAGTATTTGAGCAAATTCCCAATATACAACAAATGTATTTTGCAGGTGGTGAACCTTTGATGATTAAGGAACATCATAGATTCCTAGAAGAAATTATTAAACGAGGGTATGAAAAACAAATAACATTAAGATATAACAGCAATGGTATATTTGTTGATGATTATATTATTGATATGTGGAGCAAGTTCAAAAAAGTTAAGTTTGCTTTTAGTATTGATGCGATAGAACAAAGAAATCACTATATACGATATCCTTCTGACTGGGATATCATTGTTCAAAATTTACACAAGTTAGACAATACCCCAAACAATATACATATTGGCATTGCATGTGCTGTACAGATTTTTAATATCAAACATATTATAGATTTTGCTAAGTGGAAAATACAACAAAACTTTAAAAAAATTAATCAGTACCAAGCAGAAAACTTTCTTGTCGGCGGCGGTATATTGAACATGCACATGTTATACATCCCAACCTTTTTAAGTGCTAGAATACTACCAAAAGAAGATAAAGAACAACTAAGGGAACAATTTTTAGAATTTAAACAATGGTTGTATGATAATTACACACAAGATGATATTTTTTGGAATGTTAATCCTTATGGTTGGCAACGTTGGGAAGGGATATTAAAATTTTTAGAGGCAGAAGACCACAGTAATTTATTACCAGATTTTAGAGAATATGTTTCTAATTTAGATTCTATTAGAGGCACTGATGCAAAACACATATTTCCTGAACTAGCACACTTACTATGAAAGTAATTAAAATTGAAAATTACTCCACAGAATATTTAAGTGTAGAATTTGTTTTGGGTAATGTTTGTAATTATAAATGTCACTATTGTTTTCCAGGATGCAATGAAGGGACACATAGATGGCCCGAACACGACATAATTATGAAAAACATGAAATCTCTTTTTTCATACTATCGTTCAAAAGGTAAAACATTTATTGATTTAAAAATTATAGGCGGAGAAACAACACTTTGGCCTTACTTAGAAAAATTTGTTACTGAAATTAAGAATACAGCAAACATTTTTATAAGAATAAGCACCAATGCAAGTAGAACATTAAATTATTGGGACGATAAAGCAAATTTATTTGATGAAATCACAATAAGTGTACATAATGAATTTGCAGACTTAGACCATATTATTAAAGTTGCAGATTTAATCCATAGTAAACAACAAAGTAATTTATATGTGTACGTTCTTATGGATCCTTATAACTGGCAAAAATCTGTAGAGTGTTTAGATTATTTGTTCAACAACAGTCAAGGATGGTTTTTATCTCCGCAACCTGTGCTTTTTAATAATGTTACCAATTATTCACAAGAACAAATTGAGTACCTCAATCAGATTAAAAAAAGACAAAGTAAAGACGTTAAAAAAATAAAGCCAAACACTACCATAATGTTTATGGACGATGGCACTGTTGAACCATATGATTATAAAAAAATAGTATTAAACAAAGCAAATAATTTCTATGGGTATAAATGTAATCTTGGGATAGATAGGCTTTACATTAATATCGAAGGAAATATTCAAGGGGCATGTGGGGAAAAAGTGTTTAATGGCTTTCTCAATGTCAAAGACGAAAATTTTGAAGAAAAATTAAAAGAATTTAACAATCTAGAACCTGTCATATGTAGTAAAGATATCTGCGGTTGCGGTGCAGAAATAATTTTAAATAAAGAATTAGTATGAAGATTGATACAGAGCATTTACATCACTGGATGCAGGCCATACGTAAAAGTTCAGAACCAATGCGTACAATGGACGCATTTTGGAGTGGACAAATTAAAAGTAAAGAATGGTTAATTAACCAGTTAAGTTATCATATTAAAAATCCTGCTACTATTGAAATACATGGTGGATGGGTAGGAGTTTTAGCAAGTATGCTATTTCAAGATGAAAGATATAGAATACAAAATATAGTAAGTGTAGACATAGATCCACATTGTCAATTTATTGCAGAAGAAATGAACCAAATAGAATACCAAAAAGGCTTGTTCCGTTCTGAAACTGACGATATGTGTAATAGATACCCTGTTGCAAATACTATCATCAACACCAGTTGCGAACACATAAGTCAAGATCAATACAATGTTTGGTTAAGCAATATGCGTAGCGATCAACTTTTGGTATTACAGTCTAATAATTACAATATACCAGAGCATATAAGAATCAGCAATAGCATAGGCGAATTTTTACAACAATCCAATCTGTCAAATGTGTTATATTCAGGTCCGTTAGAATTACCTCTGTACAATAGATATATGATTATAGGTTACAAATAATGTTTAACTTTTCCGAATTAAAATCAATACACTTAGAAATCAGTACGAGATGTCAGGCAAGCTGTCCTATGTGCCCTAGAAAATATCATGGTGGTGTAGAGAATCCAAATCTCAAAATAGCAGATTGGACTATCGAAGAATTTAAACATATCTTTACAGATGATCTATTAAATCAACTAGATATGATTTACTTTTGCGGTAATTTTGGTGATCCAATCATGAATGATGACTTAATCCCAATGTGTCAATACATTAAAGACAAAGCACCAAATATGCAAGTTAGGATACATACTAATGGAGGCGCACGTTCAACAAAATGGTGGGTCGATTTGTATAATAGCCTCAATGATAATCATTTAGTTTATTTTGGAATTGACGGTCTAGAAGATACAAATCACATTTACAGAATTGGAGTTAACTTTGATATAACAATCCGTAATGCACAGGCATTTATAGATGCAGGCGGCAAAGCAGAATGGGTTTTTATAAAATTTAAGCATAATGAACATCAAGCGGAAGTTGCAGAGCAACGTAGCAATGACATGGGTTTTCAAAGCTTCACTGTAAAAAACACTACTAGATTTATTGGTGAAAAAAGATACAGCGTAGTAGATGAGAATGGAAACAGTTTGTACTACCTTGAACCCCCTTCTGACAATCAAGTTGTATTAATATCGACTGAACAAATGAAAAGATCAAGTGAAATCATTAACAGTTCTAAAATAAGTTGTTATGTGCAAAATTTAAAAGAAATTTATATTGATGCACACAAAAATGTTTTTCCTTGCTGTTTTTTAGCAAGTGCTCCTTATCATTATCAACAGAAAGAAGAACCTACTGATCCATTTAGAAAAATGATTTATAATTTTCATTATAAGGTATTATCCCAATATCATAATTTAGTAGAAACATTGGGAGGTATAGAAAATATACACGCTATGAATAAACCAATCAAAGATATCATCAGTAGCACAGAATGGCAAACAGTTTGGGATCATCACTGGAACGTTGAAAAATTATATACCTGTGCTAGAGTATGTGGGAAAACAGATACCTCTAAACCTAAAGATCAATTTGTCAAGAGAGTAAAAAATGATTGATTTTCACACCATAAAAAATAATGGCTCAAACTCATTTGTGATTACTTGGGATTTAGGTAGGCGTTGTAATTTTGATTGTAGTTATTGCCCAGTGCATAGACATGATAATTTCAGTAATCACGCTAGTTTAATAGAATTAAAAAATACATGTGATTTCTTATTTGAGTATATTTCATTAATATCACAACACCGACATAACAAAGATTTTTATATTAGTTTTACAGGAGGCGAACCTACTGTAAATCCAAATTTTATAAAATTCGCTGAGTATTTAAAAAATGAATGGAAAAATAAATTCGAAAAAGATATTACAATAAAATTAGATGTGACCTCAAATGGTGCGATGAGCGAAAAAATAGCTACAAGTATTATTAAAAATTTTGATCATGTAACAATAAGTTATCATGCTGAATCAGATGAAATAACAAAAAAGAATGTATTAGATAGAATATTACAATTACACCAAGGTAAAGTGGACATGAAAGTAAATGTTATGATGCATGCCAAACATTTTGATGAGTGTGTAAAGGTGTGTGATATTTTAAAAGAAAATAATGTTAAGTATATACCTAGACCAATCGGTGAAGATCCTGACAGTATGCTTGCCACCGCTCACAAATATTCTGATGAACAAAAACAATGGTACAGTGACTTTTTTAATACATCAATAACACCCACCACAAGACCATGTTGTGGTGGAAGAAGTTTTACATTATGCAATAATGAAGAATCGATAGAAACGAAGGTAATAGGATTTAGAAATTTTAAAGATTGGCACTGTAGCGTAAATTGGTACTTTCTGCATATCGAACAACAAACAGATTTGATTTACCATCATCAAACGTGTCAGGCAACTTTTGATGGTAAAAGAGGAAGTATTGGTACAATATCAAATTATAAAGATATAGTCAATACTCTTAAATTCAATCTTGATAATAAACAGATGCCCACTATTGTTTGCCCAAATAATCTATGCGGGTGTGGCTTATGTGTTCCTAAGAGCAAACACAAAGATCAATATCTAATGAACGCAAGTAGCACAATTAATCAATCCATATTACTATGAAAATTAACGCACAAGATATATTACAAGAAACATATGATGTTTTTATTAAAGCTGGATTTAAAGAAATACTTGATAACAGCATTACTATATCTGAAACAGATTATTATAAATTACACACAGATTTTTTGGTTCCAACTTCAATTAAAATTGACACTGAATTATTCGTAGATCAAGTTAAAGAATTTAAATTTCAACAATGGGGAAAAAATCACACACATTTGCCTAGATACGGATTGGCATTGGTAAATAAAAGCGGGGAATTAATTGAGGATGATCCAATTAATGGTAGTTTAATGACATGGAATAAAGATCACCCTAATGATCCTATTATTGAAACTGATTGTTTGAAGCCTACTCCAGTAATGAATATATCATCCCTAGACCCATTACGTATATTTGACGGTTACTGGACTAGAAGTAATATACTTAAATGGAATAATGGAGCTATGTTTTTACCACATATTGATACAGTTGTACCAAGCATGTGGCTTAGGTTATGGATGAGTACTGAAGGACTAACAGTCAGACATTACGATGAGACATTGGAAGAATTAAAAGAAATAGAATACGAACCCGGACGAGTTTATTTAATAGATACTTCAAAAATTCATGATGCATACACAACAAATGATAATGTTTATCAATTGTTTTTAAGTGTACTTACGACTGCTGATTATTTAATTTCTTCTGTAATTCTTCCCACGCAATCCTAACAGTATCATGTCTATAAACAGTTTTATCCTCAATTCCTAATTTAGCAAAAGCATCGTATCTCTGTTGACAATTAAAACAAATTCCACAATGGACATGATTTTCTCTTACTGAGTTAGTCACGCACGAAATAGTTTTGTGTGCTAAATCTAAGTATCCTAATTGTATATACAAATCAAGAACTTCACTCTTATTAAGAGTGTCAAAAGGTCGTAGCGTTACTTTTTGATTGAATCCTGATCTTAGCATTGGATAAACAACACCGGGAATTTGTAAATCTTTTACATATTCTGTAAACGTTCCTGTAGGTAAATGAAATTCTTCAATAACATCTCTATATTTTTCATAATTACTGTAACACTTTGCGACAATACTTTCGTGCGTTGAATTACTATCCTCTTTAAATTCTGCTACATTAAAAAATAGTTTGGTAAAACCCCACATTGTAAATTCAATATTATAGGTATTTTTCATATATTCATACACATGATGACTCCATGCTTGAATATCCTTACTATGTAATTCAGTGTCTATTGGCACATAATGCACAGGTTGACCTAGTAGTTCACTTGCGTTGTAAACATTTATTTTAACATTCTTATTTGCTTCGGGATTACTAACCGTAAACATATCATCGGAATAGGTAAGAACAACATTGTCAGGTCCATATTTGTCTAATGCTATTTTAGCAATTAATGTTGATTCAAGACCACCACTTAATGCTATGCCTACTTTGCCCCAAGTTAAATTTGGAAAATGATCATCGATATTGTATTCGGTATTTGTCGGTTTAAGTATCATTTAAATGCCTTTTGTAAAACGTAACCTAATAAATCATATTTATGGAATCTTAAATTACTTGGGTGTTTATGATGATTTTCATGCCAAGCTTCGCCGCCTACGAATAAGTTTACTACAGGTACATTTACTGGAATGTCCTCATCCCATTTATGTGTCCACGTATTAATAAAATTTTCAAATTGAAAAACAATTGCGATCGGCGCAAAAAATAAAGCTAGTGCTAAATTAAAAGGAAGCAAAAGTAATGACCCTAACAATATGATTCCATATATAAGATAGTAATACTTGTGCCAGTAATAGTGATGTGTTTTAAACATCTTTGCTACAGACCTTGCATCCACTTTACTAAATGTATAACCAAACAAATGTAAATACCAACTTCCAACATACTTAGGACTATGTGGATCTTTATCTTCTCCTTGATACTTGTGGTGCTGGCGATGTGTAGCAGCCCAACTTAATGCACTTCCTTGCATACTTAATCCAGCCAAAAATAAACCAATAAATTCAATGTACTTAGGTAATTTAATTGCATTGTGTGAAATACTTCTATGGTATGTCATACTGATGCCGGGTATTGCAATTAAATAATGCATCAACAATGAAATTAATAGTAGCTGCCATTGAAATGTAAACAGTAAGTACATGAAAGCTATATGACCTAACACTATCCAACTATATGCGCCCAAACGATTTATTGTTACTTCTTCAAATCTTTTCATTGTTTTCCTTTATGTTGTTTCCTACTAATAAAATATAATATTTTGCTAAATCCCAATCGGAATGTGCTATTTGTTTTGAATTTATATGATGAGATTTATGTAAGTTTTCACCAAACCAAAATAAACTTCCTGACATATTTTTTGAGTATATACCATCTTCTAGTGGTTGATCGTGCAAAGTTGCGTTTATATATCCTTGCATAACAAACGCCATTGGAACTGATAATCCTACTAATATTAAAAATACATTTAAACCAAAGAAGTAATATAATAATGCAGGATATAATATCAATAATAGTATTTGATACTTTGCAAAAAAAATATTCAATTTATCAGATGACAATTGTTGCAATTGCTTATTTATGTATTCAGTCCCAGAGGGAATTTCAAAAGCAGAAATAAAAACTCGAAATTTACCTATCTGCAATGGAGATTGTGTATCTAATTTAGTGTCTGTATATCTATGATGTTGTCTATGTACAAGTGCCCAAATAATTGGATCTCCTAATCCAGACATAAAAGCAATTATATAAGACATAATTTTGAAAAATTTGTTTTTAAATTCATAGCTTCTATGGCTTACATATCTATGTAAAACCGCGCTTATACCTATTCCAAAACATAACCAACCTATGAAAAGTCCTAAGAGTATTTCGCTCATGCTTAGGTGATAAATTGCAAACGGAAACATAAGCAAATATAAAGACATTAAAAAAATTCTAAGCATTAGTCCAACCTAATTTAGTTATCAAAAATCCTGCTGGATCAAACTTAGTATGATTCAAAATTGGGTTTTTATGATGGTAATCATGGTATATACCATCTGAGAAAAGAATAAACCAATATAGCCAAAAAATGTTTTCTGCTTTACCTTTTTTATGACAAACGACATTGACGAAAAAATTAGTATTAAAAATTGTATATCCAACAGGAATAGCCCATAATGTCATGAACCAAATAAAGGGCAGTATTGTAAAAAGTAATAAATTTCCTAGTAGTATCAAATATAATTCGTGTTTGCTTAGCCAAACAAAATATGGATTTCTTAGGTGGTCAATAGCACGTTTTGTTTGAGCGGTATGATATCTTGCAAATAATATATACAACCAACTAAAATATTTTGGGCTATGCGGATCCTTATCTGTATCAACGTAATGATGATGGGTTCTATGCCAAGCTGCCCAAGATATTGGAGTGCCTACTAACGCAACAACACCTGTTGTTGATAATACTTTTTGAACAATGTTTGGAGGATTCCAAGATTTATGAGATGCCCAACGATGCATAAACAAACTTTGTACAACATCAGCAATAAACCAGTAGCAAAAATAACCAATAACTATGTGATACCAATCAGCTACATAAAGCCAAACAGGTAACAATAACACATAAACAACAAACAGTATTGATGCTGAATGTTTTGTTAAGTTTGGTTCAGACATTATTTTTTAATGACCCTTATAATTAAAGAAGGTACATCCCACTCCCACCATTTTTCCCAGTTACTCCACGCATAAGGTTTAGCATGATGATTATTGTGCCAACCTTCTCCTAATGTGATTAGATTGGCGATCCAACTATTTCTACTTTGATCGTGTTTTAAATCGTATGTTTTGTACCCATGTCTATGAGCTATTACAATTATTGCACTTGAACTATGTAGGCAAAGACAAGCTGGTATACAGTACGCAAAAATTATTAGCATTGGGTCAATTAACGCCAATAGTATACAATAAAAGGCTATGATATAGGTGTAATTGTTATGAAGCCATTTATGAAAAGTATTTTTGCGCATATCTCTAACTAGTTTCAAATCTAACTTATCAAGATTCCAAATACCGAACCAAGCACGCCAATTTCCTATTAAATAAGGACTATGAGGATCACCAGGCCTTTCACAACTTCTATGGTGTTGACGATGCACTGCTATCCAAGCTAATGGACTGCCTACTGTTGTAATAACTCCAACTATAGATAAAAATTTTTCAATATATGTGTTAGTTTGAAAACTTCTATGACTTAACAATCTGTGATAACCAACATTTATTCCTAATGTGCCAGTAATCCAATAAAAAAGTAAGGCAATTAAAAAATAAAAATACTGTGCAGTAATTATAGCGTAGGTGATACCAATTACCATAAAGACATGATTAATTAATTGTAATCCTCTTACCTGTTGATTGTGTGTGAATTTTCTAATCATTTAAACTCCGGCTTCTAACTGTAACCATTCATCATGTGAAAGTATTTTTTTATCCCACCTGTCAAATGCTCCGTAAATCATTTCTGTATATAAAAAATTCTGCCAACATTTTTGTACATTAAATGAACAAGTTTGTATATAACCTAAACCAATGTTCCATTCAGGGGCGACTGAGATTGCAGTTTTACTAAAAATTTCCCAATAACCTTTAGAGGCTTTCTTCTCTCTATTTTGAATAGCTAGAATATAAACTTCAAAATTATTTATATTAGTAAGAGGCTTAAGTAAGTGTTCCCTATACAACGTTAAAATATCTTTTATTCCTTGTCTAGTTTTTTGTCTAAATTTTGGAAAAAGATATTCTCTATGTAAATGCCTTGCTACATTAGGAGGGTATCTTCCATCATTCAAAACCCCAGCCATTCCCACTGGTAAATTTGTTTCTTTTTGGAATACTACACCATAACCAAAATGCTTTTCTATTTTCAGATTTTTAGGCGTATATAAATCTCTTAACCAATTATCTTCGCTTAAGCATAATTCCCTAATCTCCTCAAACTCTTGGCAAGGTTCTAAATATATTTTATGATAAAAATCGTCGGGATTTTGTAAGGATATTGTCATAGAAGATGTATTTATGTAACTGTTTAATTTCACTTATAAATAGTCTACTATATAGGATAGTATGAACAAAAAAGATTTTATAGACAATTTAATTGTTAATTGGGACACAATAATGTCTGAATATAACACCGTTAAACGCACAATTCCGTTGTATGATTTTGACGAGAATCCTAAATATACAGCAGATTGGAGAGCGATAACACTTTGGTGGAATTATAAAATGCTGGAGCCATTTCAAAAACAAATGCCAAAAACAACTGAGCTAGTGAGAAATGGACCCAGTCATCGTGCGACTGGATGGTTAATATTAAATCCACATTCAAAAACCCCTGAACATAACCATTTAGATTGGGGTCATAAAATCATTGTTCACATTCCAACATATATACCTGAAGGTGATGTGGGATTTTGTGTAGATGGTAACTTATATCGTTGGAAGATGGGGGAAGTTTTTGCTTTTGATTGTTACAGTAATCATTATGGATACAATAATACCGATGAAGTTAGATCGATAATGGTTCTAGATTTTGAATATGATGAATGGATAGATGTGTTAAGACCTTACATGCGTTTGGAACAATGATGAAATTTATAGAAAAAATTAATTTTACTGCCGATCTTCAGCAAATGATTAATGATTTAAATTTGTTTATATCTAGAAACCCATGGCCAAATACTACTTTCATGCATAATAATCAAAAATACCATGCGAATCAATTAGGTCTTACTTACCGCCCTAATGCAGATTATCCATTAGGGGATGCAGGCGGTAGCTTATACGATCCTGTAACTAACTCATTCACTAGCAGTGAAACAGACTTTACTGAATGGTCTGACGTAGAGCCCTATACAAAAAACATAATAGAACAATTCAGCACTTTCGTAGATTCTAAATTTGGGAGAATTCGCTATATGCGATTGATGCCTAAAACAGGATTAAGTGTACATGCTGACTTTGAATGTAGGTACCATTATGTTTTAGAAACAAACAAATACGCCTATTTTGGTGAAGCAGTTAACGACAATGAGTTATCTGCTAAATGTTATAATATACCAGCAGATGGTTCTTTTTATAGAGTAGACACTACTAAAGAACATTTTGTATACAATGGTGGCTGGGAGCCACGCATTCATTTAGTAATTTGTTCTGCTTAATCTTTAATTTTTTTTCTGTAGTCCGCAATTGCGGATTTTATTGCATCTTCCGCCAATATTGAACAATGTATTTTGACTGGCGGTAAAGCCAATTCTTCTGCAATTTCCGTGTTCTTAATTTCATTAGCTTCCTGAAGAGTTTTGCCTTTAAGCCAAGTTGTGACGAGCGAACTACTTGCAATCGCCGACCCGCAACCGTATGTCTTAAATTTCGCATCTGTAATAACATCATTCTCTACCTTTATTTGAAGTTTTAGAACGTCACCGCAAGCAGGTGCGCCAACAAGACCAGTACCAATGGACCGATCGCTAGCATCAAAACTACCCACGTTTCGGGGATTTTCATAATGATCTAACACCTTATCAGAATACGACATATATTTTCCTCAAAATTATTTAGTCCGTTGTTTCTACAACTAACCAACCTAATTTAAATAAATCTTCTCTTACTTCATCAGTGACTTCACCTTCGCCAATGTAACTGTTAGTTAACTCACCGTCATCATGTCTAATACCTGTGCAGTACCAGTCAAGGTAATCACCTTCTCCGCGCAAATCGGCTACAATGCCACCTGCATATCTCCAACTGCAAGTCCATATTTCATCTTTTAAAATAGGCATAACATCATTGCGTTGGAACTCATTATTGCATAATGCTGCGTAAATATTTTGTGCGTAGGCTCTATTTTTGCATTTTTCTACAATAAGTTCACTACTACGCAAATCGTATTCTAAGTTATTCTTTTGCCATTCTGGATCATTCTCTAAAGCCATTTTATCTGCTTCAAAGTTAATGTAAAAGTCTGCTAATTTTTCCTTCATATCATCTTCATAGGTATCAGGAATTCTAGCAATTCTATTTTGTAGAGTTTGCTCTCTGTGTTTACTTATAGCTAACTTCTTCATTGTTGACTTCTATCCAAGTATGATCACCTAAATATTGCACCTGTGTTATATACTCATAACTATCAGGTACCCCTGTTGTCCAATCATTCGGTCCCATTGGAATAAGAATATTTTTCTGTATCTTACTATCAAATGCCAACCAATATGTTTTACCGTGAAACAATTGAAATTTATATTCAGCAGCATGTACCATGTCAGTGATATCAAGTCTGCGTTTTATCTGTTCTGCTTGTTTTTGCAATACTACTACAAGCTCCATAATTCTATTATATTCTTGTTGAGCGTACATTCGTGCTGAGTTCAGCATCAAATCTTTTTGTTGTTTTACTGGGACAAGCTCAAACTTCGGAGCCCCAATATCCATAGGATATGTTAAGCTATGATGTTTATCGGGGTCCGAAGGTTTTAATTTCATATTAAGCTTTTGCTAACATTTGTGGTTTATGTTGTTTCTTTTTGGGTTTTTCATAGAATATATGATTACCTATTTGTGCTACTTTTCTATAAGGCCACATAGGATTTACCCATAAATTGTGAAAGAACAATACAGTGGACGGTACAACATCTTTGTATGAATCATATGCTAACACATTGTAAGCAATTCTTTCACTTTGTTTGTATCTAGGATCATTTACATTTAATGGTCTACGATCACTTTCACATACCCAACTGAATTGGCACAATTTTACCTTTTTATGCCCTTCATCATCAATATATGGGTCATTATCTAATGGAATTAATTTTGTGCTGACTTGATAAACTACTGAACAAGGATTGGTTGCGAACCCATGTTTAACACGATTCATCACAACTCTTGCTACAGCTTGTTTACCTTTTTCAGATTCACTCCCTGCTTCATAAAATATGTTTGTTGCCAAACATTTTAATTGCTTTTGGTCGACTGGTTTTGGTTTCGGTTTCACTTCTGCTACCGGAGGAAGTTCCTCCTCTTCATCCAAAAACAAATCATTATTTGCCATAATTAAAATGGCAGACAGAAAGATTACTATTCCTGCTAAAATATTTTCAACACGTGTGTCACGTAGAAATGTTAATAATTTCATAATTTTCCTTTCCGAACGATAGTATACACTATGTTCTATTAAAAGACAAGAATTTTGGTTTTAACTTATTATTAAGTTAAGATCACAATTCAAAGATTGTCCCAGCAGTCACAATTGCAATCTA